CTCCAGACGGAGCACCTGCTCTGGAAACACACCCTCAACACTGCCGCTTCGGCAGTACGACAAGGCCGAAGCCCAGTCATGTGGAAGGAGGTCCCACACTAGCTCTAGAGCTATAGTGTCCGATGCACTACTAAGGTCGACAGTAACGGTTTCACCCGTTAGACTGCCCATCCGCGCTGCCTCTTGATTTCGAGACTGATCGCGGACATCTTGACCTACCCGACTGCGCAACCTTTCTGCTATATACTCGCCGTAACCCAGCTGGATGAAACTATTCAACTGGGGTTCGACGCATATACCACGGTGGGTTTTGCAGTTCTTAGGGACGAAAGCAACACGCGCATTGTGTATTTCTACACTTACGTGATGCTCCCCGACTGACGCTTCTAGCGCCCATAGGGGAACCTCGTCAACCACGTCTTGTAGACGCGGAACGAGATCTTCACTACACGCGAACGCTGCCGCCAATTTATATCTGGCGTGCGCGTCCCTTTTTGTTAAGTTAGTAGTTGCCCCCGGGCCAAAACGTAAGTGCAATTCCGATAGCAACGGCACGTCTCCGAGTATGCTAGAGATTTTCCGTGAAGCTCTGTGTAACACAGACTCCACGCCTGACAGCAGGAAAAAGCTGTTAGATCTACGCATCTTGAAGATGGTGTTAGTATCGGCGCATAAACGTTCGGCATGCACAAATGCGGTCCGTGCAGTCTGCTCCTTATCGACACCATCGATGACAAGATCCGCTCTCTTTTGAAAGAGGGCGAGTATCTGTCTAGCGATGTAGGTGTCATGGGCAGACCCCAAGACCGGGTTATCGTGCAAAGCAAAAGAGCTAACAGAGCCAATATTAATAAGCCCTGTAAAATACTCCCTCGCTGTTTCGTCAATGATATCATTGGCGAGCCGGGACGCGATTTCGAAACATATTTCATTCGTGTTCTCCACTTGGGAGGTCCACCGCAATGTGCGCTTTTTATTAACGCGCATGCACTTCCTTAACGCCAAAGCTGGCATGATGTTTTCCTTATAAAAGGGAATAAAAGAAGTACTCCAGCCCCGAAACGAGGCTGAAGTGATCAGTTAGGTTGGAACTGCACCCAGATCCAGTAGTTCGGGGATGTTACCCGTCACTACCGCTGGGGAAGTCCAACCTTGCGCCATAATCACGTTTCCGTGAAG